ATTAGGTTCCTAAATAGGTGGTAATTAGGAATATTTACCTTTTAGGTTTATAAATAGGTGGTAATTAGGAACCTAATTTATTTAAAAATATTCAAAAAATAAATTCGTCCCATAAGACGTTTTCGTGGGTCATATATTTTTAACTCTGCATAATTTCGCATCACGTTAATTTGACCAAGTTCGCAATCCATTCTCTGCGAAACAATCGTATCCTATGCGATAGCCTGGTAGACAGGCTCGCAACGAAGCGCGTAGCGCTGAGATAAAGGGTTCTATTTTTATTTTCATTTATTTCATTCTTTTTATCCCTTCTTTTTTCGACCAACCTAACAAAACGATTAATAAATAAATAAATAAATAAATCCAATCATTTTATTATTTGTTAGGTTGGTCGAAAAAAGAAGGGATAAAAGAATGAAATAAATTATATTAGTTATTTTGACAGGCTCTTATTCTTATCCCTTCTTTTTCGACCAAGTTCGCAATCGCATTCTCTGCGAAACAATCGTATCCTATGCGATAGCCTGGTAGACAGGCTCACAACGAAGACCCAAGAAGATGTTTGTATATTTTATTAGTCTAAAAAAATGAAAAAACAATATTTCAATCAGGTGTGTTAAATATAAATCACCAAGATGGACAATCTGTTGTTGTCGTTGGGCGCAATCAATAAAAGTTTATTATATGGAAAAGGATTTAATAAATAATCGTATGCGAAATAATCGTATCATATGCAACAGGCTCGCAACGAAGCGCGTAGCGCTGAGATAAAGGTTTTCTATTTTTATTTTCATTTATTCCATCCTTTTTATCCCTTCTTTTTTCGACCAACCTAACAAAACGATTAAATAAAATAATAAATAATAATTAAATTCAATCATTTTATTATTTGTTAGTTTGGTCGAAAAAAGAATGAATATAAAGGATGGAATATTCGATATTTATTGGGTTTATTTCTTCACAACAGCATCCTTTTTTTTACCAGAATCCTTTTTTTTATTCACTTCTTCTTTTTTCACTTCTTCTTTTTTCTCTTCTTCCACCGAAACGCTCGGTTTGTTTTTACAAAACCGCAAATGACCTTTGATTGAACTATTAATTCCCGCACCACAATATGGACATTTCGAGTCCGACGTTTTATTCATCGTCGCAAATTTGTCACCCAAATACGTTTCCAGTTCGGGCAGTTTTAAATTATTTATGCTTTCCATCATCTGGGTATTGAAATCCTTGACTATCTTTGTCATATTGTGCCTCTGTATCACATATGTATTGAACTCTGTGTTTATCGCATCCAATATCGCTCGGTCTATACTGTAATCGTCATGATTCACCGTGCAATTATCCAGTTGCTTTTTAAACGTCTCTATCATACTTATCGCCGTGCTTATCCGCTCCTCGTCGAAATTCACATTTCCTACATACAACAACACATTCTCACCATCCACGTCGATCTGATAATCCGTCTTGTGCGTGATGGACCGATTATGAGCCAACATGATTCCACAACATTTTTGCGAGCGACAATCATTTATAAATTTCTGTATATCCGTCTTTGGGACACTGGTTGAATTGTGATCCTTGACTTCTATCAATATCTTTGGACGGTCTATTCGCTGAAACAAAATGTCCCCGCTGCCAGCCACCTGTCCCACATGCTCTATCAACGTGCCGTCGCTACCATACATCTTTTGCAAAATATTTATCGTCACAAATTCACTCACCGTTCCCTTTCCTATCCCCTTTTCGAATTTCTTCAACATCTCCGTCACATTCGTCTGCAACGTCGTCTGGGCGTGGTTATTCGTATGGAAAGACGTCTTTATCTCCTCCAATTGTCGGTCGGTATTATTTAACTTGTTTTCAATACGAGACTCTGACGACGAAATTAACGTCGTCAGCGTATTATGCGTCTGAGACATCGTCGAATTCACGCTGGTTAAAAACGCATCTATATTCTGATTTCCATTTGTCGAACTCAACAATCGGTCTGTTTCCGCCGTGATTAACGCGTGAAATACGTCAAACCTATCCATTATTGGCTTTTGATGTTGGGGAGCCATTTCCCCGATTATATTCGCTGTCTTGTCGATGAAATGTGCGGTTGAATCCTTGATTAACGGCGAAATATGATCCAAGGTATTGCTATGCAAAATAGATGTAATGTCGCGGATATATTCCTGCCGAAATTCATTGAATTTGAGACTGAATCCATCCGTCAACGACTGCTGAATATATTGCATACCATCCGTCATTGTATCCATTTTTTTACTTACTGCCGTGACATTTGCCAGCAACTGACCGGCCAACGACGAGTTGAGCGACTGATCCATATTCTGAACCAACTGCTTCAACACCGAAAAAAACAACAAGTTGGTCTGCTCGAAATCCAAATGATACGTCTGGTAAAAATCATACATTTCCTGATTGCATATTGATAAAGTCGCCATTGTATATTATAATATATACACTTTATCCTTAATTAACTTTTTAATTAAGTGGTAATTAAAAAGTAAAAAAACAGTTAAAATAATCGTCGTGTATATAATAATAATAATAATATGAATCATCATGATCATCATGATCATCATGTTTCCACCGTTCCTGAATCAGCCAATGAAGTCCTTTTACGCGCCACTCTAAAACAAATCGATATGCTCTCCGATCAAAATCTTATCGACGATAAGATTGACGAACTGGTGGATATACTGTTTCGGCTCCTATCTGAAATGAAACACATTGCGGATTTTGTAAGAGAAAACGAAAGTCTGTTTACCGACTATTTGTTTTTTATTTTTGCAAAAGAACGAGATTTGGAAATCCAACAAAAAATATTGACGAATATATATCGTTCAGCACAGAACAGTGCTGATTATCATTGGCTGGAAGATGCACTTTTGCGTATATCTTGTTTTCGAGACAAAGACGATTACTGGAAACTGGTTGGACATTTAAACAAATCCGAAACTCATGTTAACGCACTCAAAATCATCAAAAATGTTTCAATGTATTATCTGGTTGTTTCCATTTTAGTATGAATTAAGTTATTGATTATAATTTGAAATCATTTTTTATAATCGGCGTTTGAAATGTAAAAAGGTGTAAATTAATTATCCCATTTAATTATTTGTTAGGTTGTGTAAAAAAAGAAAGAAGAAAAAGAATGAAATCATTCCGAAACCCACTCAAAATCATCAAAAATATTTCAATGTATTATTATCTGGCTATTTGATTAAGGGGTAGGCTCGCAACGAGGCGCTTGCGCCGAGACAGAAGCCCACGAAGTTTCCAGCAAAATAAAATATGAAAACAATTAATTCCATTTCTTTTATCCCTTCCTTTTTCTACCGACCTAACAAAATTAAATAATTAAAAAATTGATTTAAAAGTTGGCATATTTATTAATTTATTAATTAAGATAAATATGCCAAATTGGTGCAATAATAAAATTATTATTAAAGGCAAATCGTTAAATGAATTTAAGAAAACATTAAATACAATGAACGGTGAAAAAAAGTTGAATTTTCATTTCATCAAATAGTACCAATTCGAACTGTCATGAACTTATTAATATAATAATTTAAAACATCTACATTGTATGTAAAACTATGAAATGGGTTTATCCGCTTTTTTATCCATTTTTTTTTTGAGCTCCATTGGATATTTCCTATTGTTATATGCCATGCATGCCATCTGGTCTGTCGATACACGTTTCATTTCTTCTTCTTTGTCTTCTTCTATCGCTTCATCTACAAACCAACTATACAGTTGTTCCGTCTGGGGATCTAATGTGCCTTCTTCTCGCATCCTGTCAAACGCATTGGATAAGTTATCCTTCGTATCGTAATACATCTTATCCAGCATCAGCGTTTTATTCACAATGTCCCACCTCCCCGATTTAAAAACCATCATATAAGCGTCTCGCATATTACTTATGTATAAGTTGTGATTGTTTTGCATTTGTTTGGAGAAATGCTTCATCATAAATAACCTCTCCACCGACCTTTTCACCTGTTTGAAACACGAACCGTACATGGTATCCGTAATATGATCCAAATCCTCATTTCCATACATGTGAATGGTAATGTTATTGTTAGTTGTATTGTGACTATTGGTATCCGTATTATTTGTATTATTATTATTATTTGTCGTGTTGTTTATGTTTTTATCCAACAAATCGTTTTTCAATTTTAAAATTTCGTTATTCAACAGTTCGTTTTCATCCTTTAACTTCTCAAATAAAGCGTGCAATTCTATTTCTTCGGCCTGAGGGTTTTTCAAAACACACGGAAATTTACGATTTAAATGAATCCTTAGGTGGTTTTTACTTTGAAATCGTGTATCGCACCGATTACATTGATGTTTCAAACTCACATTTGTTTCGGGAGGAATACACGGAGTTTTACGATTTATATGGTTATTGAAACGTGCATTAACTGTGAAACATTTACCACAAAGAGGGCAAGCTTTAAAAACCATTTTTATTAATCCAATATTTTATTAATACCAATAAAAACGCCGAAAAGACGCCGAAAAAGACACTTTTCCGCCAAAAAGACGCCGAAAAAGACACTTTTCAGCCCTAAACCCGCCGAAAAAGACGCCGAAAAAGACACTAAACCCGCCGAAAAAGACACCGAAAAGACGCCGAAAAAGACACTTTTCCGCCGAAAAAGACACTAAACCCGCCGAAAAAGACACTTTTCCGCCGAAAAAGACGCCGAAAAAGACGCCGAAAAAGACACCTGAAAACATTAATATTTTTTCAACCGCGTTGCGTCTGTGTTTTTATACACTTGCATTCTCTTTTATGATGTAATTATTTATTTTTACTTTTTTTATTAGGTATTTAGGGTGGGGGGAACAGAGCTCATCAGATTTTAAAAAATGAGAATGAAAAAAAAGAATTTCCAAAAAAGATTCGGAAATCTTAGCCTTGGGTTTTATTGGTCTTTTTACCTTCGTTTTTATAAAATTTCCTAATTATACAGCCTTTTTTCCTAATTATACAGCCTTTTTTCCTAATTATACAGCCTTTTTTCCTAATTATACAGCCTTTTTTCCTAATTATACAGCCTTTTTTCCT